AATAGTTTCGTATCATAAATGGGAATTAATATTTAATATGTGAAAGGTTCAGAAGCGATAAAGGAAGATACACATATTATAATCAAAAATTGTCATGCATATATAGTTCCTAAGAATTATTATAAGTATATAGGTAGCGATAAAGAGGTGAAAACGCCAGATTAATAAAAATAAAAAGAGAAATAAAAGAAAACCTCCAATAAACCTAACACACCTCACATTAATGGAAAGAATAGCCAATAGAATTCTTCAATATGCTCAGAGATAATAAGTGGAATATCATCAGATACATTTGAACCAGAATAGAAGAAGGAGGAAACATGGAAGGAAATGGTTACAAGATTAAGTAAAGACAAGAGAGCACGTTTTGTTTTCTGCAATTCTAAAGAATATGAATAATCAGCAATCATTGGATAATTAGGATACGTAAAAAAGATAGAAGGAAATAGAGCAGTGTTGAGATAAGCGGATTTTAATGTTAGCTTAGAAGTGTGCAATTTTCCGATAGATTATGATATGAGCGAGTATCCTTTTGAAGAGAAAAAATAAATATGTTTTAATGTATGGTTAGTTATACCTAAAGGACCTGTACCCACCGTGCCAGTATATACACATAATCTACACATAATAGAAAAAGATGCAGTTATAGAATTGGAGATGGTAGAAAGATTGAAATTTTTGATGACTGGTTTGAGTTTGACTGCTGATAATTTCACAGTGGTGAAAAACAGATACTTAGAATATTTCAATAAACACGCGGTTTTAGATTTCAAGTTATAAGTTTGTTATGACATATATGGAGAGTTAGACGAAAGAGTTAATGATGCATTACAATATATATTTAGAAGTAGCAGCGAAACATTAAGAGTACAACATATAGAATTATCATAAAAGAAAGAATGGTGGAAAATATTAATGAGAAACAAAAATATGGAAATTTTTTCTCGTAATGCTCCAAAAGATGGAGAACTTTTATGGGAATACATATATAGATAACTAATACCTGATAATAGTATCATATCAAAAAATATGTTTGTCATGATAATGAGCATACTAAGTTCTAATGATGAGACTGTGGCAGAAGCGTTTTTGTAATGTTATTTAAGATTTATCGATAATTCAAAAAATTATGTTAATGATTATGTAGATAGTTTAATAAACAGATTTTATGAACCGAAATAAGTTTCTAGAGTTATTACAAGAATAGGAGGATTAAGAAATGAATACTATCATAAAACTTGTGTTAAGGATTATGATATAATAAATACTAATCCATAAGTATTACAATCCATGACCTTTTATCATCCAATTACCAAAGAGAAACTGGGTTTGTTAGACGGAGAATAAGTGTTAGAGCTATACACACCTTTCTGTACTTGTGCAAAAAATGGATCAAAAAGACGAGTTACTGAAAAAATAGATAATCTACCAAAGTCTATAGCGGTTGCTAGTTACGCAGCCTGCCCTTTAAATGCAATATGCGCGATTATATAACGATAGGCAGCAAGTTTTCTATAACCAGATCCTTTATGTGTTTAAAGATTCAAAAGATGGTATTAGAAGTAAAATTTGGAATAAGAATTTGTAAGAGCATTTGAATCATTAGACCATACCAAATATACATTTGAAAAATATATAGATCACGTTAATGATTCAGATAAAAAGAAAGGTTTGAGATATGTGATGGGGAGGATCAAAAGCTTAAT